ACCCAGCAGCGGGCTTGGTTGGTGACGACTGCCGTATCAAAAAACCCGATACGCGCCCAAGTGCCAGTTGAACCGGCTTTGATAAAGACCGAGCATGTGACCTGCCCCGCCGCAGCGAGCGTGATTGTTTGATACCTGCCAGACGTTGATGACAGCACTGTGCATCTCTCTGCGGTCAGTGTGCCATCGGGGGCTATTTCCGAGTTCGCGGCAATGGTTTCGGCTGACCCTGCCAACCCCTCCCACACCCCGTTTTCAAACTCCTGGGATCGCAGCAGCAGGTTCTGCGATCCGACGTGCGCCAGTAACGCCGTTGTGTCTAAATCACCGTTTGCCGTAAAACCAATATTTAGCTCCGCATTGTCGCTTGAACGGCGCACACGAACTGCACTGCCAGTGTATGCATTGCGTAGTTTACGCAAGCTGTATGCCGCAGCGGGCTGCACGGACAATACATCCATCACGCCAACATAAAGAAGCGCCGCCGCCGCGCTGGCATTGCCCACAGAATTTGTCGCGGTGACAATACAGCCAAACAAGGCGTTCAAGTCACCGTCCGGAATGGTGTAATTCTGCGATGCCGACGGAGCACCAACAGGCGTTCCGTTGCGCGTAACCTGATACGCATAGGTTATCGGCGCATCGCCCGTCCATGTGCCAGTCGTTACCGAGAGCACCGAACCCGTCTGCGTAATAACGGGAAGCGCGGTGTTGACCGGCGGAGTGCTAACAACACCGCTGCGCCGTGACAATCCAAAACCGAGGCGAAAGCCAAGCATCATGAAATCCCGTGCAATGTCGCGGTCGTCGCCGTTTTGACGAGATGAACCCGCACCGCAAGAACCTCTCCCGCGACCATGTTGAAGGTCACATCCTGTTCAGCGTCCACCGCGCGGCACGTAACCGACCCGGCGACATCACACCGAATCGCTTTGGGCAACGGATCAATCGGCACTGTGTCACTTTTGACAATCGGGAACATGTCACGCCCAGGGGCAAAAACGGCATCGCTGTTGGTTGCAAATTTATCGGTCATATTCGCGGACTCCATAAAAAAACCACCCCAAAGGCGGCAATTGCGGTCAAATATTTTGGGCTTAGCCTTTGACTTCAAAAAGCACGGGCAGGGCTTTCACCACTTCGGCTGGCGCGGCCAAATCGGGGATGCTGCTTACGTCACCACCCAGGGCGCTGTAAGCCATTGCGGGCAGCAGGCTGCAGACTTTGTCGCTGTCGCCGTCACCGCCCCAGCCTGTGGTGTCGATGAAGCGCATGGGCAGCAGGCGGGCACCGATGCGCACCAGGTCCAGTGCGCTGTAGGGGATGTGACGCTCGGTGATGTGCTCAAGCCCCAAATCAAACATGCTCAGGTTGGTGCCCGATGGCGGTGCGCACACCACCATGCGCTTGCCCGCATACTGAGACAGCGGCTTGTAGACGTTGCCGCCCGCATTCATCTCGACCATCATCAACCTGGTGCCCACCCACTGCGCGATCCCGCAATGCGTGATGTGGCTGTAGGGCAGGCCCGCAATGATTTGGCCCAGCTGGATGATGCGCCCGCCCAGCGTGCCGGTCTGGATGCCGATGGCGTCGCCGGTCTTGATGGATGGCCGGTATTTGGCGTAGGTGTCCACAGGTACGGGCGTGGCGGTTTTGGCGATGGCGGGTGGGCCGCTCAGCCATGCGGCTTTGGTCATGTGAATGTAGAGCGCCACGGCCACGCACACGGCTTGCTGGAAAAGCGGGTGGTCGGCACTGAGCAGGTCGCACAGCGCCCAGCCTGCCAGCCCCAGCATGACCACGTAGATCAGCTTCCAGGCGTGCTTAATTTGGCCCGATGGGTGGCGGATGCGGCACAGGCACGCACCAATGACGTACACCGCGCACAGCAGTGACACCGCATAAAAAATGGCTTGGGGGGTCAAGTCAAATGGCATTGATCTTCTCCTGCACTTTGCCCCAGACCGCTTGCAAGGCTGGCTGCGCAAAGGCTCCAAAAATGAGGGCCATGAGGTGCAAAACGTGCGCGCCTTGGATGGCCGCGTATTCGGCCACCCCCACCGCAATGCCCGCGCCTGCCATGCAAGACAACAGCACTTGGCACACGGTGCGCAGGCGGCTGCAGGCTTGCTGGCTGTACGCCTGCAGCAATGCGGCACCGACCAGCGCCCACACAAACGGCGGCAGGCTGATGCCGGTGACTTCGAGCAGCACGGCTGCGATGCCTGTGGCGGCCAGTGGGGCCGCTGCGGTTTCAAGTGCTGCCATGGGGGTCTTTCGTTTCTTGAGGTTTTGAATGGGGTTGGGCTTCCGTTTTGCGGAAGTAACGCCGCCACATGTAGCGGGCGCATGACCTGACGGAAAACAGCAGCAGGGCCTGCACCAGCGCATGCCACGCGCCACCGGGTGCCACTTGGCTGGCCAGTGCATGCGTAGCGGGCAAGGTGACGATGCCGATCAAGATCAGCGCGGCGTCGAAGACAAAGACTTCAACGGCGTCGCGGCGGGTGGTGTGTGCGGGCTTCAAGGAAACCTCCAGTCTGCAAATGGCCCTGCATGCAAGGCCATTCACGCACGGTTTGGCGGCTTAAATGCCGGTGTTGGTGTCGGTGCTGGTGTCGGTGTTGGTTGCGCCTGTATCGGCTGCGTCAGCGCCTGTATCACCAGCGCCCGCGTCTGTATCGCCTGCGCCTGCGCCTGCGCCTGCGCCTGCGTCTGCAGCAGGCTTGGCAGCGCTGCGGCCTTTGCTGGTCCAGCCTTCTTTGGTGGACACGTCGATCAGGTCTTGGTCTTCGGTTTCGATGGTCTGGCCTGCCTCGTAGGCCACGACGGTCACGCCTTTGTGTGCCCAGCTGAAGGGCTTTTTCACGGTCAATTTCATGGGGGGCTCCGGTTATAAAAAAGGCCCCATCAGGTGGGGCCTTTTTTAGGGTTTCAGGGGTTGATCAGGATGCTGCGACCTTGAGCAACTTGATGGCTTGCGTGTTGCGCAAGATGCCGCCCACGCGCTTGCGCACGTAGAACTTGACGAAGCCAGGCGTGGTGATCTCGTCGCGCGTGATGCGGGTGCCCACGCGGTCGCAGATCAGGTAGCCTTCTTTGAAGTCACCAAACGCCAGCGGGAAGCTGTTGGCAGCCACGGCGGGCATGTCTTCGGCTTCGGTGATGCCGTAACCCAAGAAGGTGGCGGGCTGGCCAGCGGTCAAGGCGGGCTGCCACAGGTACTGGCCTGTGGAGTCCTTGTACTTGCGCATGGCGGCCAACACGGCCTTGCTGGTCACCCACTGGGCGTTCATGCGGTAACGGGCGCGGATGCCGTACACCAGGTCATAGAACACGTCGGCGCTGGTGGGCATGGCGGCTGCCTGGCCAGAGGCGATGTATTGCAGTGTGCCGAATGCGCGGGTGGCGTCTGCGGTGGTCACGGGTGTGGGGCCTGCCAAGAAGCCCGTGGGCTTTTTGGTGCCGTTGCCTGCAATGAACGCTGCGCCTTCGCCTTGGGCGATGGCCTCGGCGGCGGATTCGATCAGCCACTGCTCGACGTTGAAGAACAGATCGTCCAACGACTCTTCAGACGCTTGCGGCTTGGCGCTGGCCATGCCAAAGGTGGGGATGACTTCGCGCAGGTCGGGCGTGTTGGTTTGGTTGCGGGTGTCGGTCTCGCCCAGCCACTCGAAGGTCGCGCCGTTCACATCGAACAACTCTTTGTAGTCCGGTGTGGAGACGGTGCGCACCGTGGCGATCTGGCGGATCGGCGACATGTCCACGCTCAGGCGGGCGATCTGGCGCTCGATGAACTCGGGCAAGGCAAAGCCGCCGGCAGACGTGTTGTTGGTGACGGTCTGGGTGGCGCGGCGCTCGCGGTCGGTTTGCTTGGCTTCCAGTGCCTTGTTGGCCTGGTGGCAGCGCATTTGGCGGTCGGTGTCTTTGGGGTTGCGCACCCAGTCCACGAAGGCTTCGCGGTATTCCACGGCTTCGGCGCTTTCGCCTTTTTCGCCGCCGTTGCCCATGGCGCCAGGGCGGGCCAGCTTGAGCTCGACTTTTTCCAAGCGGCTCTTGGCTTCGGTGATGCTGGTGATGTGCTCATCCATTTTGGCGAGCTTGGCGTCCAGCGCTTCGGTGCTGGCACCGGATTTCAGGGCTTCGATGCGCTGGTCGTTGGTCTTTTTGTACTCATCGAACGCGGTGGCGATCTTGTCCAGGGCTTCGGCCACGGACTTGATGGAGGGCTCATCGCGCTGCTCGTAAGCGGCGCCGGCAAAGCTGGTGGCTTTGGCAGTGAAGGCTGCAAAGTGCAGGGCCATGGTGGCCAGGAGGGATTTCGATTTCATGATCAGGGTTCCTTGGTGTTTCAGGGTTTGGACAGGTTTTCCAGCAGCCGTTGGGCTGCTTTGAGGGCTTTGGCGGTCGAGTCGGCAGAATCGCTCCGCTCCTCTCCCATCCGCATGACGCGACTGACAAATGCAGTCGCATCGGCTTTGCTGAAGCCTGCATCGCGCAGGAT